CGAATTGGCAATGGTCATAACACGACCGTTTGCAGACACTTGAATGATAGGTATTACTGTTGAACCACCATATACACCAGCATTTAGACCAGCAACCGCATTAAGTGATGCACTTAATGTTGCGTTTGCAGTACCATTAAACAACTGTGCAGACGCAGTAATGTCACCACCAGAAACATTAATGAATCTGTCTGTTTGGAATTGCGTTGCAGAGTTTGCGTTACCTGAGAAAGCGCCAGTACTTAATGTTCCACCATCAGAGAAACTAATACTTCTAACGTTTGCATGGCCAACAAAAATGTTACCAGCAGCATCACGTTTAACTAAGGTGCTTACCGTATTTGCACTGGTCGCTGCATCAACTATTTGTGTGTAATATACACCACCAACATTGATAACACCAGTACCTGCTGGTGAACCAATGAACATCGTGTTCGATGAGTATGAATATCCTAATTCACCCGCTTGTAGACTTACTGGTTTGTCTACCGTGGTGGAACGTTTGATTAGAATTGAAGTATTTCCGATAGCCATTATGTTATCCTTTTTGTTTAGTTGGATTTAAATCCTATTATCTATTTATGAAAAATTGCCTGCATCAATTATACTAATTGCATTGGCAATGTACTCTGGTCCACCTATACTAACAATATTATTAGTCCATAACTGAGTTTCCACATTTAATCTGTTACTGCCAATGAAAAGAGTGTTAGAAACAAAAGAAAAAGCCAACTCACCATCAACTAAATTGCTTGGTGATGTATTCGCATAAGAACGCAGTATCTGAATCGTTGTATTTGCCATAACTTATTTTAAAAGAAACCCATATCAACGCCTTGGAAGGCCAAATAAGTTATAGAATTTGCAACTGCCCGTTGAATTGCATCTTCCGGAATCACACCTTGAATGGTCTGCACTGGTGTAAGACCACCAACTGGTGATATAACAAGCGCAATCGGATTAGGATTTGCTGCTGTTGGTGCCGCTGAAAATGAAAGCGCACCAGTTGTTGCTTCGGCTTTAATGACTGTACCATCCAAGTCAATCGTGTTACCACTTAAAAATAGACTTCGGAATTTTTGTGTTCTACTACCAAGGTCAAATGTTCTTGACTGTGTTGGTAATAAATTACCACGTATTGGTGTATCAGTACCAAGGCCTTTGGCAGAAAATGTTTTGGTGGTTGAATTATAAACTATCACATCACCAGTGTTTGCACCAGTAAGTGATAAGTCAGTTAAACTTCTAAGTGTTTGTGTACCATAGGATAACGTTTGAACTTTGGTTTTTTGTCCTTCTATTCTTACCCTAACTGTGGCTGGTTGTCTTACTGTTACCGTTGGCATGATATTCCTTTAAAATACAGTAACTTGGGGTATCACATTCACTATTCCTTCTAAAACTCTTGTAACGGTATTAGAAGAATCTTTTATAACAACATCATACACATATCTACCGGCAGAAATGTTTGCAGTATTTGCATATGGCAAAGACATAATCAAAATACCTTCAGTTGGATCATTAATAGTTATGACAAATTGTGCCGTTGTGCTGCTTGAATAATAAGATTTTTTCATCACAGCTTTAACTTGGCAATTAACCAATTGAAACGGCGAACCGTCAGCCTCATCTAATGTTATTGATGTATTGAAGCTTGAACCTTGTTCTAAAAATAATTCTTGGTAACCTGCTGCCATTTTTTAACCCCTTTAGAGGTATTTATTACTTATGCGGTTCGCATCCAGACATATAATGGATTAATATTTGGTGTCCAAGCTGTATTGGCCACTGCGGCCCATGTACCAAAACCCAATAATGTTCCTGGATTTGCACTGTTCTGTCCGTTCATGTATATAGAACCAATTGGATATCCAGTGGACAGTGTGTTTATGACCGTTGGAATGGATGGTTTATCTGACAAATCAAAATATGAACCTGATGTTGCTACAGCAGCAAGGCCTGAAACTGAACCTGCACCAATTGAGATTGATATACTATTTGCAGAAGTGATTCTACCATAAGTATCAACAGTGAATCTTGCGGATGCTGATTGTGAACCTTGTGAACTAGCCGTTACACCAGATGCAGCCAATCTAGCGGAAGGTAATGTACCTAATGTAATATTGACTGCATTAGTAGTATCTGTCGTTGCTGATGCGGCTAATCCAGTTACTTGTGATGGTATAATTTGAATCGAAACGTTTGCGGAAGATGTAATTCTACCATAAGAATCGACCACAAATCTTGAATATGATGTACCTGCTGATGATCCGTATGTACCAATTGTTACTGCTGTTGTTGGTAATCTGTCCACAGGTAATGTACCTGATGTAATGTTGTCAGCATCGGTCGTATCTGTCGTTGCTGATGTTGCAAAGGTTGGATAACCAGTAATCTGTGAAGTTGCAATTTGAATCTGTATACTGTTGGCAGATGTGATTCTACCTTTGGCATCCACGGTAAAACGTGGAGCAGAACTTGCGGAACCAACCGATGTTGCAGACACCTTATCTGGTAATCTAGCATCAACAAATGTACCGGATGATACTTGATTTGTGGTTATTGAAACAGCCTGTTGTGATGCCGATGTAATTCTACCTTGTGCATCAGTGACAATTGTTGGTATTTGTGCGGCCTCACCATATGTACCAGCAGTCACTGCTGTGTTTGCCAGTACTGACGGCGTTATCTTTGTTGTCATTTAATCTGTCCTTTTAATTCTTCAATCTCTGATTTAAGTTCTTTAATGGCTTCAATCAAAACACCAACAATATTACCATAAGCTACTGACATAAACTCATCATCACTTGCGGCTTCCATAACAACTTCAGGCAATACTTCCTTCATTTCTTGTGCAATGACACCAACACCCTTTGTGCCTGAATCAATTCGTTCATAAGTAACACCACGCATTTTTAATACGGTGTCTAAAGCATTTGTAATGGTTTGAATGTTTGTTTTCAATCTCTCATCAGAGTATGCGGTAACGTTGTTTCTGAACACAGCATTACCAACAGTATCCAACGTCATTCTATAAGTAACTGATCCATCAGACCAACCACCAATTCTGAAGATGTTATCATTATCCATACCAAGATTAATACCATATGCAGAACTAAGTCCTACAATAGGTCTGTAGAACGACATATTAGCGTGGTTGACACCGGCAGAGGTTGGTGTTCCGTGTACAACTAATCTTCCTGCTTGGCCCGCAGTACCAACCGATGCATCGGAACGATAATATCTATTGCCAGTGATTGTAAATTCGTCGGATGTATTTAATACGGTAGCACCATTAACTTCTAGGCTTTGGCCAGGTAAAGAATATTTTGTTCCATCATTAATTAGACCTCTGGTTTCAGCATTATTTAACCATATCGCACCCGTTGTTGTGACGGTTCTATATGCAGTGATATCACCTGACATTGCCAATTTAATTTTAGCAGAATTTGTACCTGTTAATGTTGTCTCACCAGTGAATGCTGCGCCAGCCAACTTCGCATATCCAGTAGGCATTCTTGCATCAGGTAATGTACCTATAGTGATGTTTGTTGCATTGGTGGTATCAGTTGTTGCTGATGCGGCTAGTGTTGGGAAATCCGAAATTGCTGATTTGCCAATAGATATTTGTGAATCAGATACAGCAGTAATTAAACCTTTTGCATTGACTGTAAATCTACCAACTTTGTCTGCACCACCATAAGTACCAGCAGTCAAACCTGTTTTGCTGGCCAATCTATCTTCAGGTAATATACCTGTTGTAATGTTGTCAGCATTGGTGGCATCAGTGAAAGTTGGAAAGTCTGAAATTTGTGTCTTAAGAATTGAAATTGCGGTGTTGGTTACACCTGTAACTCTACCCTTCGCATCAACTACAAATTTTGGAATAGTATTTGCATTACCGTAAGTAGCTGCAGCTACACCAGAATTATTCAATTGACCATCAGCAATAGTACCAGTAATTTTTGTATTTGCGAGACTTGTTATAAAATTTGGATTGGTATATGATTCACTTGAATACAATCCATTTGTTACTGTGCCTGCATTACCAGTAATGCTATGTGAAAGTGTGTAACCTGAATTTGCATGGTTGGTTACATATAAACCTGTTGCAAACACTGTGTTGGATGCCTGTGCCAATGGCATTGTTAGGCCTTCAACACGGCCCGTGAATGTACCACCAATTTTTGGCATCTTTCTAGATTCTAGGTTGTCAATTGCAGCTTGAATGGTTGCACCCTCCATAGCACCTTCTGCAGGACCATATACAATATTGTTTGCAAAGTATTCGTATATCATATAACCGTCAACTTCAACTAATATTTTATCGCCAGTTGCCGGTGGATTTGTGAACCATATGATTGAGTTTGCAGTGAATGAATAATATTCCGATTCTAATTGACGAACACCGTTAATGTATGCACGTAATTGTGTGCCTGCACTGAATGTTGGTGTGGTAAATTTTGCGGTCGTATTATCACCAGAATAGGTTAAACGGACTGATGAGATTCTAGAACCTGGCTGTGTGCCGCCGCCGTCACCGCCGGTGCCAGCAGTTACCCAAGAATAAGTTCGGTTTCCATCTGTACTAAGTACTTTACCTACTCCACCTACACCCGCTGCGGCAAATATTGCTAAGTCGAATAATGATGCGTGTGAACTGGTTGATGTACCGCCTTGGCCAACCGGTAATGGAGTTGTTAAGGACAGTCCAGCAAATGTTGGTGATGCTGTTGTTCTTAGGTCTTGTGGTGTACTAATTGTAAGTGTGTTACCTGTATTGTTATCATTTGTTGCAAATATAACGATACCATTATTACTCTTTAATGTAACACCAGCTAAACTTGCTGCAACTGCACCTGTTGTTCCTTTGATTGAAGATATAACATTATTTGCTTTATCGAAAGATGCATTTGCATGTGCATATGCTGGTGCTACTTGAGGTGCAACGTTGTTTGCTGAATCATATGCTGCATTGGCATGTCTGAAAGCGGTATTAGCAAATAATGCTGTTATGTTCTGAGATGTATAAGAAGAATTGGCTCTTAAGAAAGCACCGTTAGCAAAACTTTCAGCAGAAGTAACACGAGCTTTTAGATATGTGTTTGCTGTTGCAATGTTATTGTTAACAGTATTGGCCGCAACTGACGTTGCAACAACCAATGAACTAGTCGATTCTACCGAGTCACTTAGGTGTTCATTGGTTAAAATTCTATAATAGGTACCATTAGTTGTTTTAAGTATGTCCCATATACCTGAAGCTTCATTCCAACGAATTGCTGCATTTGCACCAGTCACACCTCTGTTAACTGTAAAACTACTAATCAGACCTTCATTTGAACCTGCGTTTATTGTAAAGACATTTGAATTGTATACTGTTGCACCATTGATAACAAAATTGCCGTCAACAGAAAATTGGTTGAGCACCTGTAATGAACCCACAAATGCCGCCGCATTGTTGGCATCAATCTTGTCTGCCACAAACATTGTTGCTGTGTTAACTGATGTGTTGGCCTGTACTCTGTTTGTTATTGTATTACCAGTTACACTTATAACGGCCGTATTAACAGAACTATTTGCTTGTAATTTATCCACAAGTGCAGTAGTAGATACACTTAAAATTTGTGTATTTACGGATGTATTAGCCTGTACTTGGTCAATCAAAGCCCGTTGAGTAACAGATATGGTTTCTGTATTGGCTGAAGTGTTGGCCTGTAAAGTATTTGTATGTGTCTTACCTGTTGAATTTAAACCAGCAGTTGTGACTAATGTGTTTGCTACCAAATATTTGGTGTAACTTGTATTAACAACACTAGAATGGGACGTATTTATAGAAGAATTTGCCTGTACAAAACGAGTTAGGGTCGTACCTTCAACGTCTATTGCAGGTGTATAAATGTGTAGGTTGGCAGTGAGATAATCACCATAAGAATTAACTGAATGTAATGTTGGTGTAGTTACATTTGAACTCGCAAAAAATGATGCAGAGTTTGTATTACCTACAGTAACAACATTATTCTGGATATAAACAGTATTCGCATAAAATATATCCGTATATGAGGTGTTGGTAGTATATTGGTCGTATGCATAGGCCGCAATATTTGCAAACAATGTATTGGTGGTTATTATATTAGACGCAATTATATTTGAAGAACTAATAAATGAATTGGCTAATAAGTTCTTTGTGTAAACTGTACCAGTTACTGAAGCGTTTTCTGTATTGGTTGATACGTTTGCTTGTACAACATTTGCATACAATGTATAAACAATAGAAGCATTGGCTGTATTAACAGTTGAATTGGCCTGTAATGTATTGGTATAAATTCCTGTTGTTGCAGAGATTGCCGCAGCATTTATAACTGTGTTTGCTTGCAGAGATGTTGTTGTTATAGAAGTATTAGATTGTAATCTACTAGTGTATACTGCACTGTTTGCAGTAAGAACGTCTGTTACAATTTGGTTATTTGATTGTAATTTACTTGTGTAGGTTGTTCCTGTAACAGAAACGGTTGAAGTGTTAACGTATTGTCTTGCTTCTAATACATTTAAATCTAAATCACCACCAACATACAAGTCGCCTACAACTCTAGCATTATTGGCAACTACTAAAGCAGAACCAGAACCAAGAACATGCAATACATTCGCAATGTTTGCACTACCCGATGTTGTTAAACTAAGACCAGTGTTGGTAAATAAACCTTGACGTTGTACAGTTAAATCTTTTTCGATTGTTGCGGATGAACCTGCACCAGTAACTGAGAAGGCTTTCTGAACAATAACGTTACCATTTGATTGTAAAGCAGTCAACGTTCCTTCTGAAAGATATATCGTTCCAGAATCCTTTACATAATTATTTGCTGCCAAGTCATTATTTTCAGAAATCAATGCACTGGTTGCGGTCAACCAATGTCCGAATGTATTGGCATTACTTAATGAGGTAACTGTATTAGCCATTTTAACCTTTTTCTAATAGTTTTTGTAACAAACTTTTAATGTCTGTCAAATCTTGTTTCATTTCGTCCATATCGGACTTTACTTTATTTATTTCTTCCCTCTGAGACTTCATACCACGGCGTTTAGCTAGATATTCCTCCAAACCAACTCCGTCTTGATTAATAATGGCACCGTTTCTAGAATCTCTTACTAATTTAGTGCCTTGAACCTTTAATAAATGCATAATCAAAAGACAGTATCGGTATTAGGAGGTAATGCAATACATCTCATGTCAGAAAGATATGGAATAAGTGTATTATCTGTCGTTGTCAATACAATTTTGATAGAAAATTGACTAAATGTATAGTATGTTTGGCCATTATTACTTAGGTAAGAAATGAAACCTTGGCTTTTACCAATAGTTCCTGGTGCAAACGTATATTCACGCACATCTTCTCTTGATTGTGAGTGTGCTCCATCAGAACTGTTTGTCTTAGTCATTAATTGCCAGTAACCATCATCAAATGTTTGTGTATCGTTTCTACTTAAAACTTTATAGTATACATTAACATCCGTTCCAACTGGACGATATGCAGATAGGTACACATTCAAATCACCCGAATCGAAACCACCGTCCAACACAACCTTTTTAGTAATATATTTTGTAGCGGCTGGTCCACCTTTAACTGAAGTTTCACCTGCAATGATTGCGGTTGCGCCTGTTCCTGGTGTATTATTTGCATCAACGATTGTAACTGTTGGTGTTTCAATATAACCTGCACCTGGAGTGATAACATAGATGTAGTCGATTACACCACCAACCACATTGGCTGTTGCATAAGCTTGTTCACCATTCTTACCTGTTGGTGAAGAAATGGTAACTGATGTACATGATGTGTTGTAACCACTACCACCGGCCGTGATTGAAATTAAACTGTTTGATAAAGGACAGTTGTTGATATCATATTGAATTGTAAACAATGAGGTACCTGCATCCGAAATAACAGGAGATACTGCATCATCAGCTGATTCTAAGTAACCATACATTGAGAATGATGTACTAGAATTTGATTTCAAAATTCTTTCACCTTTGTTATCATTCAAATAGATATGTTCATACATTGTGGTACCATATTTACCTGGATTAATATTAACTTCAGGTGTTGCTGTTCCACTTTGCAATGTTGCTGTGTATGTATATGTAATGGCCGTAGACGATGGAACAAAATCGGTTGTTGTTAAATTAAATGCGTCAACTAACTGGTCATCGTTTGAAGTTGTGCCAACATTGTTTGTCATGGTATTGGCATTTGTAAAATATTGAATATTATTTTCTACCAATGTACGTTGTGGTAATTTCTTAGGAACAATCATTCTGATAGATGGTGTTTTTGTTATATCAAATTTTGCACGTTCCATTGTAAACATTAAACTTTGATTTTGATCCACAGTCCATGTTTGTGCATTTTGTGATAGGAATAAACCACCAACATATGGTGCAGAAGAAATCTTTGTGATTGAACTTGGATAAGGATCAGTTGCAAGGTTCTTAACAGATGAAGGCAATGCATTATCACCATTGGCCGCTGTCCACAAAGTATATTCATTTGATGTTGACTGGGCAATAAAAGCATATAGTGTATCTGATTGTATATAAACCGGTGAATTAAAAACAAACTCTGTATATGTGGTTGAGTCTAAATTCTGTGGTGAACTAGATGTATTAATTCTGTATGTAGGTAATTTAACGATGGAATTATCTAATGTGGATCCATTTGGATAACCATTTAATGTTCCAACAATAGATAAAGTTACTGGTGCTGAATCTGTTGCTGGTTTTGAAGCAAAGAATAATCTAACACTAGAAATAAATGCACCATTTGGAAAATTATCTTTGTCTATGATGAATGTTTGTGCAACAGGATCATAACGAGTATAGTATACACTCTTAGCTACAGTTGTTCCTGTTGTTTGTGTTACTACATCTCTTGTATTTACTTGTGTGAATGTATCTTTTGCACCAGATGGTGATGCACCAAAATCTATGCTCTGACTATTGGTTTGTAAGCCTTGTGCATAAAATGTACCTTCAGCAAAAGTTGTTACTGAATCTTCATTGTTATTAATACGATTGTCCATACGGAACACTCTTGTACCTGTGTGAAAAGTATTTTCTGGTAAAGTAAATATACCAAAGAAACTACCCTCTTCATTTGTGGTGAAGATACCAATAGAGTATATGTCATTCACAGAACAAGAGATTGCTGTGATTAGAGTTACAACTTTTGTTGATCCATTGTATGCAGAAATCTCAGCAGATTGTCCTTTGCCTGTTCCTGATGTTATGTATATTCTTTTACCAACATAATTCGTATCATTGTTTGTTGCAGAAGCAAGAGTTGATAGTGTTAAAGATGTTGTGCTATCAACAGTTTTTATTTGGCCACCAAAATGTGTTTGACTACTAAATGTGCCTTGTGCTGTACTGGTTTGATACGTACCTTCAGCATTAAAGAATGCATTTTGTAATGTTAGACTGTTGTTATATGTGGTTGTTGCACCATCACCAGCAACATACAATCTCATATTGGTTGAATCTGGATAATCATATACACCAACAACTATACCAGTTGGCACAAATGTTCCTGCTGAATAGTAACCAATAATATCATTTTCATCAAAAGTTCCAAATGTATTTGTCAGTTCAATTATGTTTGTTTTTCTTATGTAATTATCTACATTAATCGTGTCAAAGAAACTGTGTACTTGTGTTTGATATAATAATCCTACCGTCTTAACAACAATTTCTTGTGTTCTCATCCATGGAAGAATAGTAATATCAGTAATGTATCCATTGTTATCTGCATATGTGTTGTCGATTTTACTATATGCACCTAACAAATTTGTTTGTTGTTGGTTATTCACAATCTCATATGTTGAGGTGGTTGTGACTGATGTTATGTTTTCTGTGTAACCAACATTTTTACCAAATGGACCATTAAATTTACCGTGATTTGCGTGATTAACCTGACTAAAAGATGATGAAGTGGCTTGTGATAATAGGGTCGATGTGCCTGATACTGTCTGCCAATCACCAGCAATTAATGTGTTGATCGTATTTGAACCTTGATAGATGTGTAGGTCTGGATTAGTAATCAATAATGATGGTGAATATGTGGTGTCTACCCAGTTATCAATGTTTGGTGATAATGTTACCAAACCTTTTGCTGATGTGACAGAGAACGGATTAATGTTGACCGTTCTACTTGCCAATTTTTGTGCAACCATATTGGTTGATGTGTATGGTAACATGAAGTAATTTGTCCAACCATCCCTTGTTCTAGAAAAATTCGCAGACTGTATGGTACCAACACTTGCACGACCCATATTGTAGGACAAAGCTAAGCTTTTTAATGGGAAATTTTTGACAGTTTGTGTGGCTGTCATTTGTTTTGTTCTACGATTAATAGAAGCATTGAAATCTTCTATGCCGGCCTCAGCAGCCGAGTAACCCGAAAAATCATCTACCATAATACCGTTTTTGAATCTATTCAATCCGTATGCATCAGAAATTTGCAATGAGTTTGCGTTTTGTTCTAATGCATTTAGTGCAGTGTAGTATTCAATACGATTAATTCTGGTATCTAATCCAGCAATGTCTGCCATTGTATAACGGCGGTGTTGTGTGGCTTCAATTGAAAGGTCTGATAGTCCTGTAGTTAATTCAGTAGGAACATAACCCGTATATGGCCTATGTGTAAGGTTTGCGATAATCAATGATCCATCAGGTTCATTTGGTGAAATGGGATTCAATGAAGGAGAACCTTCTATAATTTGTATTGATTTATCTTTAGTGATAACCAATTTATCTTTACGTCCAAGATAGTATGTGTAGTCACAAACAAAAGTTGTTAAGTCGGCTGGTTGCAACACACCCAATCTCGCTGAGGATGGATTTGAATAACGGAAAGTAAATTCTGCTTGTGCGTTAAGTCTTGCTGGTCTAAAATCAATACAATCTCTTAATGCATATGATGCACCATGTGTACTGATGTAAACTGGAATTTCTCTATAATCTTCTGGTGAACTTGAGTTGTCAATATAGGACATTTTACTAAAGTAACCATCACCGCCAGCGTGTTGGTAATAATCCAATAGAATAAGTAAATTACCAATTGGTTTTGTTGCACCAGGTCTTAGTGCAATATACGCATGGTCATAGTAACTATCTCTTTGTCCATTGTCAAATGTATATCTATTAGTAACATCATAAGATGGATTAGTTAACATTGCTACTGTTGGTAATGCAGAAGATTTGGTGTCAATAATTTTTTTGATTCGTTTAACGTCAGACAAATACAATGATTGATTTTGTCCTGTAGGTAAAACACCCGCAGCCTTGATGTACACATGACCTTTTGAGCTTGCTGAATCATCAACAAATGTATTTGTGTTTACAGTTGTTACATATCCGGAACTATTACTCGTCACAGCAGTTGTATTTGCGGCAACCAAATTTTTAATTCTTAACACATGACTTGTGTTTGTTCCATCAACAACAAAAGCTTTTGCGATAACTGTTGCGGTAAAACCAGTCAAATCGGATGTTAGTGTTGAAAATGTTGCAATCGAACCATCGCCATTTAAAGTAACTGATCTACTTCCGGTTGTCCAAGGAAGAATCTGACCGTTTTCTATAGCATTTGAACCTCTGTCTGTAACAATGATGGTGTAACATTGTTCAATTACATCGGCCGACAATGTTGTTCCTTCATTACCCAAATGCTTAATTACGCCCGCATAACTGCCTGTGAAAGACACTTGTGTAGATAGTGTGCTACCCGACACGTTGAATGTTACACCTTTAATTTCTTGGTATGTGGTATAAGAAGGTGATGTGATACCAGAAACGTATGGATTACCAATAGGGTAAATCATTTCGGGTACGTTTGGATTATTAAATTGTGCATCACCAGAGGCCAAGTTACCTACTTTGCCTGTGTTATCAATCTTAGCACTTGCATATCTAATTCTTGGATATGTACCATCACTGTTTGTGAACACCATAGATTCAATATCTGGTGTATCAAAGTTTAAAACATAAACAGATGTGCTGTCTGGTGTAACACTCCATGATTGACTTACTGTAGCTTTTCTTGTTGTACCATTGTAGTTGGAGATGGTTCTTGTTTCACCTGCGTTTGTGCCTGTAACAATTGTAACATCAACACCTTCATATGCAGCATCAACCGAAGATGTTTTACCATTCACATTTGGTAATTCAATACATGTTGAGTTAGCGGTGATAACATTGGCTGTGATTGATTTGTTTACTAGGTCATAGATGTGTGCCTTGTAAATGTATGTACTAGCAGTTCCGTTTGTTGGACTGCTTTCAAATTGCAAACCACGTAGATATGCTGTTGCAACCAATGTGGAGTTGTATGTAAATGCATTGGCACTATTGATATTTGTATTGGCCACACAGTGAAAGTCTACTGTGTTTGCAGTTGTGGCTGGAAATGTAACTGATCCTATACCGGAAACGTTGCTGACCAAGAAATAACTACCATAATCTATGAAAGATGGTTCATTATTCTGTGATGATATAGTTCTTGCACGATTAGAAATGATATTCAGTGGTGCTGGATTCTCTGCACGATAACCATGCACGTATGCTAGACCTTTACCTACACTTAGTGTGTACTTGTCCGCATCAGCTGCGTATGTTTTTGGTGTAAATTTAAAATCGTTGATGATGTAATCACCATTGGTTTCATAATCTCTCTTTGCAAAGTAGTCATCAATGGTTGCATAGACTGATCCATCTACCATTTTAAAAACACTACCTGTCTCTACACGAACCAGTTCAATAAACAATGCATCATCACCAAAGAATAGTGGTCTTGATGATAGTTGTAGACTGATAACATATCGGTCTGCACCAGGTGCCTGATAGTTTGATGCACCTACGGCCGGATCCAACAATGAATTATCGTTTGCATAATCAAAAATTGTTTCTGTAATTTCTAAACCAACACGTTTGGATGGTGTGTTGCTATACTTATCTAAGATAACTGTTTGTGGACTAACTTGTACGAAATTACCTAAAACATAAAACACACCTTGTGCAATTGATGCAACAGAAGATGATCCGATTGCTTCACTTGGCATGGCCTGACATGTTAGATTTGAATTTGAATCATAGATAACATCATTGTCGGTAAATTCGGTGCCAGTTTTGTAAACAACAACCAATGTTGCTGGATCACCTTCACCTACTGTGCCTGTTGCAACAGCTGTTGCCAATACTCTTGCAATAATTGTACCATTAGCATTTTTGATTAATTTATTTTCAAATAATTCAATATCAGTTGTAATACCATTGTAAGATGCTTGTACTTTAATATATTTTACGTCAAAATTTGTTGTTACTTGGCCACCAGTTACAGGAGAATTTTGTTTGAATATATTATCTGCAAAACTGGTGATTTGATTTTGTAATATTGTTTGTGCCTGTGTTAATTCTCTGGCCTGTACTGCAACACCAGGTTTAAACAATATACGGTGGAAGTTTTTTGTTCCATCAAAATCGTCATAGTATGGATCAACGTTAAAATTTAAAGCCATTTTTTTCCCTTAGAAACCTAATACGAATCTGAATTGTTCTATGCCATCAGTACTTCTCTGAACAGCGGATCTATTCTGCACATAAATCATGTAACCTGAATTAACTGCAAAATTTGGAGTACTATATGATAACAATGTTCTTGTGGTTGTAGATGATTGTCCAAATATAGGACTATTATTTGCCGGAACTCCTGAAGTATTTATCAGCTTAATTAGGTTGATACCAGCATCAAAACTCAAAACAGTTGCATAAAAGGATGGATTTGCCAATGTTCCTTGATAAACAAATTCATCTGGTGTGTATCCTAAATCGGAACCTGGTGCAACAACTACATTTGTTGTTGCACTGTATATAATACCGTTGGCTGGATTTGGACTACTCTGTCTTGTGGTTGGATTAACTACTACACCAACTTGATGATAGTCTATGTCTGTTGGCACATAACCATTTTCAGTGCCATCAAACTGTGCAGTCATCATAATATGTT